ATCGGATCTTGGTAAAGAATGAGGCTGGCCTCGATAACGGTATCTACGAAGTTACCGCTCTTGGGGATGCTTCGAACCCTTGGATCATGACCCGTGTTACTGACGCTGACTCGGCATCTGAAATCACCGCCGGTCTGTTCACCTTTGTGGAAGAAGGTACGACAAATGGTGACGTCGGTTTCGTTCTTACCACGAACGATCCGATCACTGTCGGCACCACTGCTCTGTCCTTCACTCAGTTCAGTTCTGCTGGTCAGGTCTCTGCTGGAAACGGCTTGTCGAAGACTGGTAGCACCCTCGACGTCAATGTCGATAGTTCTACCATCGAGATCGTCACCGATACTCTCCAGGTCAAAGACGCTGGGATCGCTCTTGCCAAGTTGGCAGTTGATTCGGTTGACGAGAACAAGATCAAGTCAACTTCTTTGGGTGACGGCCTGGCAGGTGGTAGCGGGACTGCTCTTTCGGTCGACTACACGAAGTCATTGACCAACGCTCAGGGAAGCACCATCACGGTTCGCCAAGTGGTCAAAATCGGTGCGACGATGACCTTGGCCACAGCCACGGACTCTGGTCTCAGCGATGTAGCCTTCGGTGTCGTTTCGGATGCCAGTATCGCTAACACGGCAGCTGGTCTGATCTATGTCCGTCGTGGGGCAGTCATCTCTGGCTTCTCCGGACTGACTCCGGGCAAGGCTCAGTATGTCGATGCCACAACGGCTGGCTCTCTGACTGAGATTGCTCCTTCGACGACTGGTCAAGCGATCGTCAAGATCGGCAGGGCCATCTCCGCAACAGAGATCGAGTTTGACCCTCAATTTGTTTCTCAGATCGCCTGAAGTTGAACCTGGGGAGCCTTCGGGCTCCCCTTTCCTGGGATGAGCTATGGGTCTACTCAAAGTCTTTTGGGATACGGCGACTGGGAGCCATGTATTCAAGTCGGCCGTGGACTTCTCCGACGAGTTCTTCACTTCGTCCGGTCAGACTCAATTTAGCTTAGTAACGAATATCGACGGGACGAACTCACTTGATGTTTTTGTGAATGGTGTGCTCAAGGAAGAAACCTCCGACTACACGATCGACACTGTGAATGACCGTGTAGACTTTACATATACGGTCCCAAGTCCAGCCAGGGTGAGGGTGAGAATCTATGGTGCCTAAGAGAATACTGATCATACCCATATTGCTGTTTTCGGTAGCAGCCGCTATCGTTATTTTTATCCCTCGCTCTCACTGTGAAGATAAGACCGTCAAGCAGACCATTCTGTGTGTTGACGGAGATGAAGGTAAGAAGTGCGTCCTCCAGTTCGAGGATGGTGGAGTCAGTTTCCAAGATCCGGCTAAGTCTGGTGAGGAAGTCGAAGTCTGTCGCAAGGAGAAAAAATGAGAAGGTTCTCGAAGGGCCAATGGGTCGCATTGATCGTCGCGCTCCTTTGTGTGACGACACTTGTTGAAGGTCGGACGTTCATCCAGAACTTCCAGATCATCCAGAGTTCGGTCTTGAAGGAATTGGGACTGGCGGCGAACACGGATGATGAGACGATCCTGAGTGCGGTTGATGATGCGCTCAATCAGCCTCTCACTGCATGCCTCGATCCCTGCCAATACGCTCCTTAATATCGAGCCTTCTTCAACGACGGATGGAGACGGTGGTAGCAAGTCAGTCCCTCCATCGGGTGGGACGGTTGGTAGCTATGTTGCTACGACTGTTAGCCTCCAGGATGGAACGATCACAGGTGGTGTGGTCAAGACTGATGGTGGGACCTTTACTCTCCCTACTTGTACGGTGACCTTGTATCACCGGATGGTTCTTACCTATGATGCAACGACCAATTTGGTCGATACTCATTTCAGTACTGAGCAAGCAAGCGTAGGGGCTCTAACAAACGCAGGCGAACTTTTGTCGTCTCTGTCCGGCATCCCTGTCGGTTGGATTGACCTTCGTTGTACGAACACAACTGGCAAGTATAAGACGGCTTCCTCGACCACGAATGTCATTGAGAATGCTGATATCCATCGCTTCTCTTCGGGAGCAGGTGGTGGAGGAGATGTCAGTCAAGAGAACCTCCGCAATGTGAATATCCAGGGAAACCCTGGCTTTGAATCTGGGACCTCTAAATGGACTGCCTCAGGAGGGACCTTCTCCACTACGACTTTGGCATTCGTGGGCAACAAGTCTGGAACCTGGGATGCCTCAGCAGCCAGTCAGACTCTTTGTGGTGACCAAGTCACAATCCCTGATGGACTCCAAGGTCAGACCTGCTATGCACGTACGTTCTATAAGGGTGGTGACGCGAATCTGAAGCTCACTGCTTACGATGGCACTACCAACGTCGCTTCCAAGGTCCTTGCAGTACAGTCCTCCTGGACTGAATTCGGCTACCCATTCCAATGCCCATCTTCAGGAACCCTTAGCATCTGTCTTGAGTCGACAGCTGATGCAGCTTTGGTTGACATTGACCAAGTATTCCTCGGTCTGATGCCTGACAAAGGCGAAGTAGTCAATCCCATCGTCAAGACCATTACGGGGACTGTGGGGTCGGTGGGATCTGTCGGTCAGATTTCCGCTGGTCATGTCCTCGGATCTTCTAGCTTCAATTTCACGCCTGCGGATGACCTGGCCTACTGGCATCTCTCTAGCGATGCCACGGACAATTCAGGGGTGACAGCATGTAGTTCTGGTGCGGCAGCTTGTGACCTGACCAACAATGGGTCGACCCCATTCACCGGGACGGACCTATTTGGGGCTACTGGTGCGGCGACCCTTAATGGTACGAGCCAATATTTTTCATCTACTGATGCTTTCTTCAATCCCGGTGATTCAGATTTTACGGTTTGGGGTTGGTTCAAATCAAATGATTGGAGTCCTTCTTCAACTCAAACGCTTATGGGGCAAGAAAATAGTGGTTCTGACCGTGGGTGGTATGTAGATAATTTAATTGGCACCAATGATATACGCATTATTAATGAACCAGAAGGCACTGTCCTACAAAAGACTACGGGTTTCGTAGATGGAAGCTGGCATTTTGTCTTGGCATCTTTTAGAGCATCTGATGATACCTGGACTCTCTATTTAGATTTAAATAAAAGCCAGGTTTCTGGGCCTTCTGGCGTCCATACTGTCACGTCACCGTCTTTTGAGATTGGCGCTCTACGTGCTACACCACAGAATTTCTTTTCTGGATCTGTTTCTAATGTAGGTTTCGTTACTAAACTTCTCTCCGACGAAGACATTCGCAAGCTCTATTCCTACAAGCAACCTCTCAATCTAACGATTGGCCCTGAGAGCCAGGAATGGCTTGGCCTGTGGTCTAGGTCTGATGGTCAAGTAAAGAACCAGCTTGAGAATGGCTGGCTTGTCGACAAGAGGTCTGACGAGGTCTTCTGGGATCTATCCAGCCTGGACTCTTCTGACTCGGTCGATCTCAAGCTAAAGCAGCTTTCCTTCAACGCCAACACATTGTCCTCAGCAACCTATGACTCAGGTGTCCTTAGTGCGGCTCCCACCTTCCCATTGGCTCATGGTCTCCCTGGAAGGCCTCTGTCGGTCACTGTCTGGGTAGAAGGTGCAACCACCGCTGGTACTTTTGACCCAAGGACTGATTTGTGCTCGGCTGATGCAACCAATCTCACATGTGACCTATCTAGTCTGACCATTGACGGTACTCATAGAATCGAGATCACAGCCAGCATGATCCCTGGTGGGAGTGCTATCAGATGTTCTGACGGAACGACTCAGGGCCTCTTTTGCGGTCAGGTGTCGGGTTCTGGTACTGGCGGGGTTATCAACCTGAACAGCAACCCAGATGGAGTATCTGGTGTCGATCTAGGGGCTACCAGTAGCATCGGTGACTGGGTAGCTACTGAGGGTGGCACAGGTGGTGCTACTGGACTGACTGTCGCAGGGACTTCATTAGCGGCTGATATCCCCCTCTATCCGGTCAAGACCTCAGCCGTCAAGCTGACTCTGGGGACTGGTGCCAGCGACTATGTCCGGCTGAGGATGACCGTTCCTCAGGGGTCTAAAAACCGCAAGCTGGGGCTATTCTTCTATCAGCATCCAGGTAGCTACACGGATGGAGACATTAGAGTAGAGGTCTATAAGAACAGCGTCTCAGACTTCTCTGGGACCTATACTGAGGTAGCTCTTAGTTCCGATGATAGCTCTGGGAATACGACCCTCAAGAATGCTGACGGTCTAGTAGGGCCTATCGCCTTTGATTGGGACAACAGTGACGCCCTGGAAGTCCGGTTTGTAAATAATGCAGCGACTCCTACCGGCACGATGACTATGAACAGCGTTACGGTTACGCCGAGCCCGTTTACGGTGAGTGCAGACGTTGTTGGGGGCGATATTACTTTCACTCCAACTATCTCCGGTATATCTTTAACTACTTCGACTGCAACTTATAACCAAGTGGGAAGTAAGGGGCACTTTAGTATCACTGGGGAAATTAGCAGTGTTTCTGGAACTATTCAGATTATAACCCTTCCAAATAATCTAACCATTGATAGCAGTAATCTAGACAATACTCATAATACAAACGTTGGTACTGTTTGGGCCTTAGATTCAGGGACAGCCTTCCATGAAGGAACTGTTTTTTATGAGCCGTCTTCTGGGCGGTTACAAATGACAACAGAAGCAGGTGGCGGTCTTTGGAGTGCTGGCAACCCATTCACATGGGCGGCAGGAGATTCAATCTCTTTTGATTTCACTGTCCCCATCGCCGAGTGGGCTGGCTCGACTACCAATGTCGGGAATGGTGATGTTGAGTATGCTTCAAACTCCAGCACTACAGATTCCGATGACACTTCTAGCTTTGTTCATGGGCCATCTGGTTCCTCTGGTATTCTGGGGACCACCGCGCTGACGGGAAACCGGCGTAAAAGGGTACATTTTTTGACGCCAATTCAGGTGACTGATCATCTTGAATTGCAGGTATATGACGGGGAAAAATGGCTTCCTATCAGCGCGGCTAGTTCGGCTGGATTGCAACCGATGACGTTTCAAAACGGCACTTGTTACGGCATGGGTCTCGATACCAACAGTCCTGGATCATCTGATACTGATGTTTTCTTTTGTCAGTATTTTTACCCAAATGGGACGACATATGGCGCGGCAGGTGCGGGATGGGATACTCTTGGCTCCGTTATTAAATGGCGCGTCGTCAAATCCTCCAACCCTTCCGCTATTGGCTTCGCGAATGCGACCGGCGCTTCGGCGGGGCTTACAAAGCTTCCCGATTCTGAAATTCAAATGATTGGTGGAAGTGGTCATGGATTGACAAATACTAATATAAGGCGCTTCACTACCATACAAATAAATACTGGCACGGGTATCACCATCACGCAAAGTGCTACTAATGGTGATAGTTTCACTATAAATGAAGATGGTATCTATTCAATTACATATAGTGAGAGACGTGTAAGCACAGGTGCTGCCTCATATGGACTATCTTTAAACAGTTCACAGTTAACAACATCAATTGGAAGTATTACAGCCGCAGATAGGCTCGCTATTTCTTTGGTAAACAATTCATCATTGTCAGACAGCGATCATAATAATGACACAGTATCTGTAACGGCCAGATTTTCTGCAGGCGATATTATCAGGGCTCATACGAGTGGCCTTGTGGATGGATCAGGTGATGTCCAGCTGAGAATTGTACAAGTGGTAAGATTATAATCCTATGCTTTTATCTTCAACATCTCTCACGAGGTAGCATATGAAACGACATCATAAGATTTTGGCCTTATTCGCTGGACTAGCGATGCTGGGGATTGGAGCGGTCAGCTATTCGACCAGCACGAATGTGCATGACCTAAAGGTCGTCGATGGAGGACTAATAGCGAATATACGGGGAGGAGATTCCCAAAAGATACCGACTGAAAAACAAGGTGAATGGACTCCAACTATTGGCGCATCTAGTTCTGATCCCAGTATTACTTATGCTTTCAGAAAAGCTTATTACTTACGAAGCGGTAATTTAGTCTGTATCTGGGTAAATGTTACTTGGAACGCTGGATCTGGAGGATCTGGGAATGCCGCGCTAAGAGGTCTCCCTTATTTATTTGATAATAATGTAGCCACTGGATTTAGATTCTATGTCAATCAAGAAAATATATCTTGGAGCGGTGGCACGGTTGTCGATGGTTTTAGTCAACCTAATGGAGATATACATTTCCGTCATAGTGGCGATGCTGCGAGCGGAGGAACTGAAGCAATATCTGTTTTTACGAGCGGAACCTTCACAAAGGTAATGCGCATAACAGGATGCTATGTCACTTCAGATCCTTTTTAATCAATTAAAGGAGGTCTCTCAATGAAATATCTCGCATTACTATTTTGCTTGCTACCCGTCACGGCCTTCGCCCAACAAAAGCGGACGATCCCCAATAGAGCCTTGAACCAGGACCTATGCCTCAATGTCAACGTGGCGGGGACACCGACCGATGAACTATGTGTGAATGGGGCGGATGGCAAGATCAAGGCTATCGGCGGGTTTGATACGACTGGCGGTGCTGGACTGGCTACAAGTGCAGCGCAAGGTGTCGTCTATGGTAAAGATAATGTCACAGATCAGAATGATACATCTTGGAGCGATAACGTCATTTCTGATCTAGGCGCTCAAACTCTTATTATGCCAGCAGGGACATATCTCGTTAATTTCGGGACAACCTTCCGCGTACAAACAACAGGACTAGCGACAGGCGATGCTTGCATTGGATATCTATATATAACGGATAGCTCAAATACTTTTTTATCATCATCTGATGAATATGAAAGTTCTACGTCTATACCAAGGCGTGGTGCAGACGGGATTACTGATCAATATATGAATCAATTTTCCAAGATCATTAAGATCACTCTTGGATCTCAAACCACAGTGAAGCTCCGAGCTAAGATAAATTATTTAGGTGCTTCTCCGTCAGTTGTGGCGACACTCAGAGCATATATGGTCTGGGAAAGAATTTAATCCCGAAGGAGCCACCATGCGAATCCTAACGTTCCTGACCTGCATCGTTCTCTTCGGTTGCGCCTCCATTAAAAAAGACAACGATCCCAAGAAGCCCAATAGCCTCTCTGAGGTCGTTGACTTGATGCACGATGTCTATATCCAGGATGGCAGGTCGAGCTTAGATTCTCATGGCATGGTCTTGATGGACGGGAGTAAAGGGGACTCAGCGCTATTCTCCTGCCTTGCCTACTCGGCTGGACTGGCCAGTTTCGACGTCGAAATTCTATTCGACAATGGTAAGCCACTCCGTCACCCTGATATCTCTCCAGCTGACTCAGACACTCCTATCTCAAGAGACATGGTCCAAGGCATTGCCTGGTGTCTATATAGTCTCGGTGAGAAAGACAGGGCTAAGGCGCTTAGCCTAACGAAGAAGATGATCGAATACGGTACCAGTCATCTCTATCTGACCGGCTGGAACTTCTGTAGCGATGAGGATAAAGAGGTCTACAAGATCAAAGCAGACGACTTCCTTGGCAAGTGTGTCATGACTCCTTCTACTATGAAGGATATCTACCGCATTCTTATCTTAGAGGGAGGAGACTGTGACTCAAGATGCCAGATTGCTATGGCTATTGGTCCGAACATCCCAAGCAACTCACACGGCTTCCAGAGACATCTTAGCATCATCGCAACGATTAGAAACGGTTTGGTCGAAGGCGCTATCAATGACAACAGCCTCAAACTGCTTAGAGAGGCAAGCAAGGAAGAGCCTAACAACGCTCTATACAGCGCCGCTTATCATCTCTTCTCAGGAGGAGACCAATCAAAAACTTGGAGTCTTCTCGCGAATAAGAACTTGTTTCCGCATGATCATGCAGCTACCTCGGACAACTACTGCACCGGCTACCTCTACCAACGAGATGAGAAAAGAAAAGAGGATCTCGATGTAGTCGATGGTTGTGTGAGCTATGTTTCTGCCGATACCAAGAAGCCAGTCAAGGAATGTGGGCTAGACCAGGAGAGTGTCAGTCGACTGGTGTACAATGGTGACTGGCTCCCTTGTAACGATGGTAGGAAGAAGTCCATGGTCGATTGGCTCTTTGCTGAACATGTGGCCAAAGGGAAACTCCAATGATCTCTCTGACCAGCCTTGTCCCTGCCTTAGCCAACGGTCTCATCGTTGTCATCGGGGGGATACTTGTCTGGGCTGTCAAAAGTGCTGTTAAGAGGCTTGAGACTCAAGCTGAGACCATCGAACAGATCAAGCTCGACCTGAATACTGCCACTCATCAGATATCCCATGCTCTCGATCTAAGAGACGATCAGAAAAGAGATCATGACAACCTGATCGAAATGAAGGTCACGGTCAAGAAGCATGGCGAGGATCTTAACGTTCTGCATGGTAGAGTAAGGAAAACCATGTCAGAGATAGACCGACTGAAAGATGTGAGATGAGCATTTAACCAGGGAGGGTGAGATGGGAGAGAAAGAGAACAAGTTAGACATTTCGGAAGCCATGGATGTGATTGGCTACGCACAGACTGTGGTCCAGCATCTAGCTGATGCACGTGCAGACGACGGACAGATCAGTAAGTCAGAGATCTTCATGACCTTCATTCAGACGGCTCCTGCTGCCGTCCAGGCTATTGTCGGGGCTGACAAGATTGATGATGAGCTAAAGGACTTGACTGAGGATGAGAAGACGAAACTTTTGCTAGCTTCTTTCCAGGTGGTCAAGACTCTCTCCGGTATCTGGGGAGGTGATCTTGCAAAGGCTCACAAAGAATCTCTTGCCTCTGAAGACTCGGCTAAAGCCTAGGTCCTTCCCTCCGATACATAGCTTAGGGGCCATTGTTCCCCAGGCTAAGGTTTGTGGCTGAGTTCCTATATAAAAACCCAGCCTTCGTTCTTACATGGAGATAGTCATGGCTGAGCCCTTCCGTCAGCTCTCAAAGGAAGTAGCGGTAGAGCATGGTCTGAATCCTGATCTTGTCTACGCCATGATCCAGGTTGAGTCAGGATGCAACCAATGGAGTTTACGTTTTGAGCCACGTTGGCGGTGGTTCCTGTCTCCTAAGACTTGGTCAAAGATTTTGAACATCTCTGAAATGACTGAGCATGTCTGTCAACAGATGTCATGGGGGTTGATGCAAGTGATGGGAGGGGTAGCTAGGGAGCATGGCTTTGACGATCTACTCTCCAAACTGATGATCCCCAAGGTCGGCATTGACTACGGTTGTCGTCATCTAAAGAAGATGCTGGATCGTTATGGGAATCTCCCAGATGCAGTCATGGCCTACAATGCTGGTCATCCTGGCACTGGTCTCGGTCATGCCTATCTAACGAAGGTCATGGACGCCATGCAAAAACTTGAGAGGATGTCATGATCAACCAGGCTAGTACGATCCCACCTGAGGTATGGGCCTCAGCAATTAACTACCTAGCGAAGCTCCTAGGAGTCCCCAACTTCGTTGCCATGTATTTAGTCGCTATGACTGGTCTTAGAGCGGTTGCAGAGGGTGCTGGCTGGGTTGCTGACAAGACCAAGAACAAGTTCGACAACAAGGTTGTTCGTGCTCTCTGTAATGCGGTCAATGCGATGGCATGGCTAGCAGGTCTATTCGGTTTTGGTAAGCCAAAGCATGTGAAGCATCCCGTGAAGCAGGGATAGTGTGAGTTCGTCCTATCTTGGAGCCGGGTTCAATGGTGAGCCCGGTTTCTGTTATGATGTGGACTGGATTCGGATTAAGGGGCTGCTTTTCAAGCGGCTCTTTTTTTTATGTCGATGATGCCTTGAGCTATAGCCATAGAGGCGATCTCAGCATGATGTCGACAGAACTTATCGTAGCCAGTCAGATCGCCAAACTGCTCGGCATACCAACTCTGGACACCGGTACTGGGGAGGCCATAGGCCTTAGAGACGACCAGCATGTTCAGCCAGGGGAGGTAGTTGTCATTACAGTATTCCCAGAGAGCCCCAAGGCATTTCCCCATGACGAAGCGGCTAGTCCCTTCTGGAAAGGCGTCACTGTAGCAGATTTTATGAGGGGTGATCATAAGCTGCTTAAGAAGGGCATTCAGCGAGAATCTGAATGCCTCACTGTTCTTCGGACTGTTCTTCGGTAGGTAGGCTGCCACGTCGTCAGGATTGATTAGAAACATATGTCTCTCCGTTGTTGGGGTGGATTTTGACACCGAGTGGCATCTCCACGTTGATAACCCAATGGTCTGTACTCTTACTCTCCCAAGGCCTACAGGTCAAGGGTGCCCATTTTATCCCCAGTTTGTCCACAGGGTTGGCAGTTTCGACAGTCGAAATTCTGTTTGACGGTTCACGGATGATCCAATACAAGCTCTCCCCATCACCAAGACGACGCACTTCGGAGACCACCTGTGGTCACTCTGGAACTGTACAATTCCCGTTGTCGGGCAAAATGCGACAAGATCCTATTGAGGGAGTTGTGGCAGGTACTCTCATTCGAGGTCGATGGAGCCGAGCATATAAGGCGGCACATTGGCGAGCATATCAAGTGGGACGGTCGTAAGCGCCTCCTAGACCGACGGAACGGCTTCTTCCCAGCTGGTCTGGTCCCTCAGGTCATCCGCTACCTTAAGGCTGAGAACATCCCCTATAAGATCGAGGACTGTCGGGAGAAGCCTAAGACTGGCTCGTTTGCAATGACCAGGGAGGCCTCGGAGAATATCCAGTCGAGAGAGTACCAGGAGGAAGCTCGGGCCTGTCTAAAGAGAAATGCTCGGGGGATCATCGTTATGTCTGTGGGTGCTGGTAAGTGCCTCGCCAAAGGAACGAACCTCCTACGTCACGACGGATCAACCGTGGCGGTGGAGGACGTCATCGTCGGGGATCTTCTGATGGGCCCAGACTCCAAGCCTCGGAGAGTCCTTTCATTGGCGCGAGGTCGAGAGCGTATGGCTCGCATCATCCCCGTCAAGGGCGCTGCCTGGGAGTGCAACGTGAGCCACGTCCTCAGCCTCCGTTGCACGGCAACACACTCGCGCAAGTACAAGAAAGATGCAATCGTCAACATCTCGGTCAGCGACTATCTGCGAGAGAGCGATAACTTTAAGCAAATGATGAAGCTCTGGCGGACTGGCGTTGAATTTCCGAGACGCGAGACCCCTCTCGACCCTTATTTGCTGGGACTCTGGCTCGGTGATGGAGCATTTCGTAGCAGTAGGATCTTCAATCAGGACGAAGAGATTCTTGATTACCTAAAGACAGAGACCGACTGCACGACAAAGTGGGACCGGACAACGTTCGGGACCTATGTTCGTGGCATCTCTCATCACTTAGCCGAGGCCAGAGTCGACGGTGAGAAAAGGATTCCATTCAGTTACAAGATCAATGAACGGCAGCAACGACTCGCCCTGCTAGCTGGCCTACTCGACACTGACGGTTACCTGCATCATGGTTTCTTCGATATCGTCACGAAATATGCGGGTCTCCGTGACGACATCTTATTCCTGGCCAGATCCCTCGGACTGGCAGCCTATTCGCGCGAGATGGTCGGAACGATCAAGAGCATTGGATTTCGAGGGCTCTATCATCGGATTGGGATCTCCGGTCACGTTGACGAGATCCCTTGTCGCATCGCCCGCAGGCAAGCGGACAGAAGGCGGCAGAAAAAGAATGTCCTCAATGTCGGCTTTAAGGTCGAGCTTTTGCCTGAGGCCGACTACTACGGCTTTGAGCTAGATGGCGATCGTATGTTTCTGTTGGACGACTTCACGGTCACTCACAACACGATCCTTGCTGCTCAAGCGATTGCTGATAAAGGTCTGCCTACCTTATTCGTCACGCCAGACACGGGACTGAGAGAGCAGACTGCCAAGGTATTCAGATGGATCTTTGGCGAGAGCATGGTCGGCATGGATGTCACCGGTAACCATCCAATCGTTGTCCAGAACATCCAAGCTCTAGCTAGGCGTGACCGGAAACACTTCGAACGTTTCAAGGTCCTGGTCACTGATGAGTTCCACCATTCAGCAAGCGAATCTTACCAAGCGTTGAACCATTTGCTTGTCTCGGCCTACTATCGTTACGGACTCACGGGCACGCCAGTCAGACCAGACGGTCAAGAAATGGTCATGTTCGGTGTCCTTTCGAAAGTTATCTATAAGAAGACAGCCTCAGAACTTATTGAAGACGGTTGGCTTATCCGTCCGAACATCAACATCCATCGTTGGCAACTCAAAAAATATAGCAAGCTGAACTACAGAGAAGCCTACGCTCGTCTCTGTAACGACATACCGTTTCAAAAATACATCGCTGGCCTAGCGAATGACTGTGCGAACAACAGAGGCAAGAGAACGCTTGTCCTTGTCAAGAATATCGAGCACGGCGAATTGCTCAGCTCGATGATCGAAGGAGCGGTTTTCCTTCACGGGAAACACAAACGTGATCACAGAGAGAATATAAAGGAAGCGTTTAACAAGGGTGAGCTAAAGTGCCTGATCGCTACTTCAATTATGGGCGAAGGTCAAGACATTCCCAATATCAATGCGTTTGTGAATGCTCGGTTCCAAGCCTCTGAGATCCAAACGAAACAAGGCATTGGTAGAGCCCTGAGACTGGCTCAAGGCGCAGGCAACTACAAAGAATCCGTCGCTCTTGGCAAGGCCGATTGCGAGGTGTATGATTTTCTAATCAAAGGCCAGAGAAATCTTTTAAATCATTCGGTCAGCCGACTGCTGCAATACAAGAGCGAACCTGCGTTTCGTATCCATGTATGTCGCGCTAATTGACCTTGAATGTTGACCTTGAGGACGACCATGGATCGAGTCTCTCGCTTAATTAAGCGACACGAGCCCCTTCTCCGCTACATCGTCAAAAAATACCTAGAGCGACTAGTCAATGACGATCGATCGGCATATCGTTTCGATGATCTTCTTCAAGAAGCCAGGATAGCAGCTTGGCGTGCGGTCATGAGCCATGACGAGAACAAGCGCTCAAAGGTCTCTACGTATATGGGGACATGCGCTACGAACAAGATGCGCGACCTCGTTCGGAAAGTTAATCGCCTTAAAAATCCTTCCTATACTCCCATCGAAGACATTCATCTCGAAAAGGTCGATGAGTCGATCGAACAACAATACGACCTGAAAAACATGAGTGTCACTCTCGAAAAATTCCTAGAAACAGACCACTACAAATATATCGAGAAGATCATCAACGAAGACTTCACGCTAGACGAGATCCTCAAATATGCGATGGGTCTTCACGGTTCTGATCCTGACGACGGAAGACGTCATAGAAGGAAATGTCGTGACGAGGTAGTGAGTTGTTTGTCCCAAGTACAGCAAGCATTAGAATTGAGCGCGAAGAGCCTGACATCGAGGTCGACAAAGCAAAGAGCTTTGTAGCAAAGCGCAACCACCTGATCGCACAAAGAGTCGTTACAGCTAGTCTCTTGCAGTCGCCTAAGCGTGCAGGAGCCACGGCTAAGCGTCGACTTGCGAAAAAGTGGGAACAAGAGAAGCGACTGGAGAATCTCCGGCCGTTCGTCTCTGAGTGGAACAAGTGGCGTGAATTCTACCTGGACTTAGACCCATCCTGGGAACCTAAGAACAGTAGTCAACTAACCTGCATCGAAAACATTCTTGAGATCGTCAAAGAAAACGATATCGACCTAGGACTTTTTATAGCCTGTAGCTTCAAGGCTTTACTTTGGCGAGGAATCTCTCCGTCTCTCCAACAGGTCCAATCGAAAGGTCTGGAGACGTACTATGGTTTTCGTGAAGAAGTTAACTGCGATATCGACGAAGCAACCTACAATGCCGGAGCAGAATACTGATGACTGTGCCGTTCAAGTACGGAGCTAAGTTCCAAGATAACATGCTCTCGTTGATGCTGAAGGATGTGGCCTTCGCTGATAAATGCCTTCAATTCGTCCCAGAAGAGTACCTACACTCAGACGCTCACAAATGGCTCTTTGAGATCATCAACGAGCGCTACGAGGTCGACGGATCAATCCCCTCTCAGGTAGAGGTCGAAGAACTTCTAAGACGTATCCCCAAGGGCAAGCGCAGAACCTTGACTCGGTTTGTCGATCGCATCGTCTCAAACGATCCAGAGTCTCCTGAATATATCCGGGATGAGCTAAAGGACTTCGCGAGACGGGCACAATTTGCCGAACTCTTTGCCCACGGTCAGACCCTCTACAATGCCGGTGAGCATGATGAGGCTTACCTATATGTCCTGGAGCAGATCAACCACCTGCACGCTATCAACTTCAACCAAGAAGAAACGATCGACATTGAACTCTTTGAGAAGGTCCGTAACCGATACTTGTCTCAGATCAAGATCACTGGGGGCGATGTCTCAACCATGATTCCCGATCTTGACTCGGTCATGGCTGGCGGGCTGTCTCCAGTAGAGGGAGAGCTTGGGGTCCTGATCGCTGAGGCCAAGACAGGCAAGTCAATCGGTCTCATCCATATGGGATACGCAGGAGCCATCGTCGGCAAGAAGGTTGCTCACTTCGTCTTGGAAGGCAACACAGAACAGACCATGATGCGCTACCAGTCAAGATTCACGCGCATTCCTTACCATAAGATCCGCAAGGATGAGTTGGACAAGAGAGAACAGGACTCTCTCGACAAAGTTACAGAGCGTTACGCAGGCAATCTTAGACTGATCCCCATGAATACCGAGTGGGACTATACAACGGCCGATGTTGAGGCCAAACTTAAAGAGTTCGACCGCGAAGGCTGGCGCCCTGATCTACTTGTCATTGACTACGCTGACCTACTAAAGAGTCGGCACAGTGAACACTACCGAAGAGAAGACCTAGAGCAACGAGACGTCTATAGAGAGATCAAGTCGATTGCCATGACCAGGCGGCTTGCTATCTGGACGGCTTCTCAGGCTCGTAGGCCAAACGATCGAGATACATTCAAGAAGAGAACCCTAGGCAGTGGCTCAGTCGCTGAGTCATTCGAGAAGATCCGTATCGCTGACTTCCTAGCGACCCTGAATCAGAGTCCCGAAGAGAAGCGCATGGGCATGATGAGGATGCACTGCGATCGGTATCGTTCTAACTCTTCTGGTCGGACCATCTTTCTGATCACTGACTTTTCGAGGATGATCTTCCATCACAAAATCTGGGGCACTATCAAGCCTAAGTTCTTACCTGAGAAGCTGAAATGACCACGACCCAAGTCGAATGTGACGGACTAATTATAAAGTGTCCCAACTGTCAAAAGAATTTTGCAGTCAAGAAGGAACGGAACAAATGACCATCCCATCCTACATTGACCTTGACGGTGACAAGAAAGATATCAGACCAGAGCGCTATCCAAACTTCAGTCTGTCTGACTACTTGAAAGAGCAGGGGATCAAGTATAGGGAGCGGTCTGCTGATGACCATGTTGAGTTCTCTCTCAACTGCCCTATGTGCACTGAACGAGGTTGTGACTAGGCGGATACAAAGCAGAGACTTTGGATCAATCCAAAGAAGGGGATCTTCCATTGTTATCGATGTCACTGGGATGGGACTCTGATCAGACTGGTAGAGCACTACTCAAGCGCGAACTATCAGGTGGCTCTGCGTATCCTTGGGGGCTCGGCTCCAAATGCTCTTGAACACCTTGCCTACAAGCTCTTTGATGAAGAGTTCGAAGAGGATGAGGAAGAGGCGGTCTACAAGGAAGTCGATCTACCCTTTGGCTTCACTCCCTTCGATCGGACTAGGAATCTCTTTAGCGAGTACCTGAAGAGTCGCGGTATCCCCCTCTCATACGCTATCGAGCATGGCTGGGGCTACACTGAGCGTGGCTTCTATAAGAATAGGATCATCGTCCCTTCTTATGTCAACGATGTCATCATCCATTGGCAAGCCAGGGATGTCCTAGAAGACCACCATCCTGATTGGGGCACTGAGGAGTATCGGAAGGTGAGAAACCCTAGAGGACTGTCCGCTAACAAGGTCCTCTACAACTATGACGGAGCCAAGGAATGCGAAACTGTCGCTCTGTGCGAAGGCTTTGTTGATGCCTGCAAGATCGGCGAATTTGCTATGGCGACAAATGGTAAGTTCCTTCACGATGCACAAATAGACCTACTCATGAAAACCAATGCGAAGACCATCGTCATGTGCTGGGACTGGGATGCCTACCATGATGAGGCGATGAAGCATGGCAAGCTCAAGCCTTCCTCGGCTAAACGTGCTGAGAAGAAGCTAGCAGCATATTTCGAGGTGAAGCATTTTGCCTTCCCAGAGGATAGAGACGCTGGGTCATACAAATATGGCGTTCTCGGAAAGAGGATTCTACGACATGCGAAAAGATGATGATCTCGTCACGGTGATCCCTTTGAAGATCAAGAGGGGAGTCTTGAGAGATGTAGTGACCATCTCTCTCCTGATCATTGGCTTCTGTCTGCTCATGGCTATCATCGGCATGTGCCAGGTCACTCACTGTCGAAGCAACGGGATAAAATGGCGGGAATGCTTAGCTGGAAAGGTTCCCTGAATCTTAGAGATATTTTGACCTTGACCTTGGAGATACCGCCTATGGATTAGACACCTTCTACGATTTAGCTCACTTAAACTGCCAGAATCTTTCCGACTATCCCTCAGAATAATCCAGCATTTACCTACCTTGGTCGGCCCGGGACTTGTCAACTCGGGCTGACTTTCTATTCAGTCTAAAATCCCTGGATTTTCAATAATTTAAAAATTTTCCTCAAGGAATTTGCATCCTTTGCCGTCAAGTATTATATGGGCGACGGTTTCGACGTCGAAACTTTGATGGGAGGAAGAGCCATGAGAAACAAGGATGAATACTCCATTTGTAGCTACTGCAACGGCAGTGGAGAAGGCGACTGTGACGGCTCTACTTGCTCGGCTTGCCACGGTACTGGCTGTGAGGATGAGGATCAACGCAGGCAGGACGCTGAGGACGAGCGGGCTGACTATCTCTATGACCAATGGAAAGACGAGGGTCGATATGAGGACCTGGACTGAAGAGATACCAGAAGAGAATTGGGATGACTTCGCAGAGTGGCTCTCTGAAGGCTGGTCTGAAGAACAACAGGATGAGGTCACTATGTCAGCGTGGGATGTCTATTACATCAAGGCCATGGAAGAACTCGAAGAAGAAGTCGGCGGAAGGCCTTCGGCAGAAGAGATCAAAGCAAGAGCAAAAACTATCTACGAAAGGGAGAATAGCCATGGCGATCAAAAGGAAGAAAGAAACAATGGCGTCAATCCCAAGCACACTGGAACAAATGGCTGAGAAGGCTTTTAGCTTCCAGATCATTTCGCAGGAGTACAAGAAGGTCTTTGATGGTGAGAAGAAAACCATCGAGAAGTATCTGGAAACGACTGACGAGATTGATGTGGACATGGGAAAGGGCATCAAGACTGCATACGGCACGATCATTTACAAGAGTCGCGACAATTGGTCGGTCAATAAAGATGAACTCGAAAACCTGATCAAGTCAGGGAAGATCAACTTGCGGTCTCTCCTTGAGATATCTTCGGTCAACGCTGCCAAGCTGAAAGACTTAGTCGGCTCTACTGTATTTGAAAAGATCGCTGAAAATGCTCCCTCAGAGCACCTGGCTTTAACTGCAACCCCTGCTTTTAAAGAAGAGGTCAGAGGACGCTTCTCCATCCAGCCTGGTGAGACTGCTCCTAAGCGCAAGCCTAAGACGAATGTCGATGACTCAGTCAAGGCTGTCCTGGAAGCTGACAAGCCAGCCAAGAAGACCAGAGCCAAGTCTAAGAAAACCAGATCTAAGTCTAAGAAAACCAGTCCCAAAGATGATCTCAAAGAGATCCTGGGAGAGATGTAATGGCAGAACTAATCCCACCATCCAGATGCAAGGGCAAGCTCCCAGAAGAGTTCTCCGAGTGGCATGTCGCCGAAGAGAAGATCGACGGGAGTCGATACGTGCTCTATCTGGGAAACGGAGTCGATCCCTATGGAAGGCAGAAGGGCAACACACTCCTGTCTCGTAGGGAGTCCACTGTCGATGGGAAGCATGTCGACAAAACGAAGAACGTCCCTCACATAACAAGCCCTGCCTACCCAGAGTCTCTCCAGGACACGGTCATTGATGGAGAGATATTCCTAGGTGACTTTCAGACTACCGCCTCGATCATGGGCTCAGGCTCTGGGACGGCTATAGCTAAACAGGAAGATGCTGGTTACGTCCTTTACAGGGCCTTTGACTGCATGGTCTTTCGCGGTCAGGACATTCGTGGTCTGGCCCTTGAAAAGAGACGTCGCATTCTCGAAGAAGTCGTAGCGCGTATGGACAACGAGCATGTTGTAGCTATCCCTCAATGGACTGAGGGATTCCAAAAGCACTTCCACGATATCACTGACAAGGGCGGCGAAGGTCTGATCATCAAAGACATCCGCATGGGCTATGGAGTCGGATGGGCTAAAATGAAGAAGGCCTATGAAGTCTCAGCGTTCATCACAGGATTTAAAAACGGCAATGGTAAGTTCGCCGAGCAGGTTGGGTCGCTGGAACTATCCGTCTACCACGAAGGCGGGACAGTCTATATCGGCCACGTCTCTGGTTTTGATGACCAGACTAGGGCCAGGATTACAGAGAACAAGGAAGAGTATCTTGGGAAGGTCCTCGATGTGAATACGATGCGACTGAACAAACCAAGCGCTGACTTTCCGCTCGGTCGTTTGTTTCAACCAACATTTCATCGCTGGCGTGACGACTACAATAAAAAAGAATGCACTTATGAAAAGCTCATAGCTGATCTCAGAAAGAAGGCTAAGAACAGTCGCAAAAAGATAGGAATCTAAGAAAATTTAAATAAAAGACTAAAGATTTTAGACAGAATGCCGATGAGTATTATTATAAGGGGATAGATCATGAAGATTTTCTATAACGAAAAACAAGTGGCGAAGAACGAGGATGCGTTCTCCCCTTCGGCATACAAGCCTAAAATCATTACAGAATATTGGAAAGACGCAGGGCTACCCGTTGAAATCATTAGGAGCGGTCCAGTGTCAGAGATTGACCTCTGCCTTGCCCATAACCCAGCCTATGTCCAAGCGGTCCTCAACTGCAAGAAAGAGAATGGCTTCTACAACAAAGATCCAGAGGTCGCTGAGTCTCTCCCATATACCTCTGGCAGCCTTTATCACGCAGCCAAGAATGCGATCAAACTGAAAACCGCGACCTGCTCCCCTACCTCAGGCTTCCATCATGCCGGCTATGACAGAGGAGGCGGATACTGCACCTTCAACGGCCTGGTCGTTACCGCGCTAAAGCTTAAGACTGAGGGACTAGCAACTAAGGTCGGCATCCTGGACTGTGATCAGCACTATGGGAACGGCACCGATGAGATCATCGAGGAGCTTGGTCTAAAATGGATCGACCACCTAACGGTTGGAGCCCGTCGTTATACCGCTCGACATGCTGAGTTCTTCTTGAGGTCTCTGCCTGACTTCATTCGGCATACGTTCGCAGGTTGTGAAGTGATCCTCTACCAAGCTGGTGCCGATCCTCATGTTGATGATCCTTTGGGCGGGTGGCTTACTACGAAGCAACTGGCAGAACGTGACCGCATCGTCTTTGAGACCTTGAAAGACATGAAGGTCCCTGTGGCTTGGAATTTTGCAGGTGGTTACCAAAAGGAAAAAGATGGTTCCATTCCTAAAGTAATTGAGATCCACACAAACACTCTGCTGGAGTGCTTGAAAGTCTACTCAAACAAAAAGAACGTAGCTTAAGGAGAAAGTCATGAAGAATTTACTTATGGCATGTGCATTGCTCGCCGGTTGTGGTGCCGATCTTAGTTCGCTCAAGGCTGATCAGTGTGATCCGAACAAAAGCGATTGCACTAAGCAAGACAGTAGTACTCAACAAGATGTTCCGACCGAGGAAGTTCTACAAAAGAAGAATCCGGAAGTTGCCTCTCTCGAACCGAATGTGAGCGTCGATGTCGATGTGAGCGTTGATGTCGATGTCAGTGAGAGCCAGCAAGATCAAGGTGAGAATGGCGAAGGTCCTAGTGCGATTGGCGTGATCTTCACTCCAAACCGAATGACCTATGATGAGGCGGTTGCGAATGTGCCAGGTGGCTACAAACTTCCCACTCGGTCTGAGCTGACCCAGATACTCGATGACTACTCTTACCCGATTGACGCTACGGACTTTGTCTGGACTGCATCGAAGTCAGGGACTACGACCTCATGGGTTATCTCTCTTAGGGATGGTCGCTCTTTCCCGTATGATCGGATAACAACTTTTCGAGTCCTCTACCTGAAGGAAAGTGCACAATGAAGAAAAAGAAAAAGAAGGGAGTCCAGGTCCAGGAATCCCGCAATGTCAGTTTAAGGATGAGCCTTGAAGGCAACCATTATCTCGAAGCCAGGGTAAAGGAGCTAAAAGCCTTGGCCGGACAGGGTCAAAGGCGCTCTGAGATCAACAAGACCTGGCTGATACATCGACTCATGGAACTAGGAATCGACTTCTTCGATGTGGCCTATCTTGGGGTCAGGACTCCATTTGAAAAGAAACTACATCATATGATCGTCAGCTGCGGAGGGGAGAAGAAGAAGGCATATCAGGAAGTTATGGATAAATGGCTGGAATATCAAGAGTCGGTCATTTCAGAGGATTAAGAGATTGAGAACTAAATTTCACGTTTTTCTGAAAAAAGTCCTAAAGATTTTAGCCAGGAGTCCGATGAGTATTATGTAGGGCGGGTGATCTGCCTTGAGTTTCGACGTCGAAACTCTTAAAAGACCGGAACCAGGGGTCGCAGCCTGGATGATCGAAAGGGGATTCCAATGAATGACCAGATTAAATGCCAACTCTGTGAGTACCTCGCTGAGGATGGGAACCTGGTTCCTCATCTTCGTGAAAACCATCCTGAGATCTCTCTCAAAGACTATATGGGAAAATTCGGTGGGAAGACCTCAGTCATTGCTGAGCGACTTATCCGCGAGCATGAAGAAAAACAGAGGGAGGCTGAATTGGCTGGCATGGAAACAGAAAAACGAGACAGTCTGTCGGAAGAACTCCAAGCCATGATCCCAGCTTCCGATCCTCATTACGAGATGCAAGAGTTCGCCTCTGACGTAGACTACTGCATCAAGCACAAATATCCCGTCGCGCTCACCGGTCATTGCGGTACTGGGAAAACTTCCCTTATTTACGAAATGGCAGCCAAGGCTGGTCAGCCAGTGATCCGAGTCAACGCGAACCAACAGACCACGATCAGCGACTTTGTGGGCCATTGGGCTGTTAAGGCTGGCGAGATGGTCTGGATTGACGGAGCCCTACCCTACGCCATGCGTAACGGGTGTTGGCTGATCATCGACGAGATCGACTACGCAGAGCCTGCCATCCTCTCGGCATTAAACGCGGTCCTCGAACCCAGCCGTCGATTGATGCTCAAAGAAAAAGGCAATGAAGTGGTCGAGGCTCATGAAGAGTTCCGGGTATTCGCCACCGGCAACACTCTCGGTCAGATGCAACAGTACCGAAGTCTCTACCAAGGGACCACGGTCATGAACGAGGCTTTCATGGATCGCTGGCGCTTGTTCAAGGTCGACTACCTGAGTCAGGACCTTGAGATCAAGGTGGTTACCAGCTCGGTCAGCGGTATGACCAAGCCTATGGCCAAACGATTGGTCGAGATAGCCAACTCAGTCCGCAAGGCCTTCAACGAGGAAAGCCTGACCTGCACCTTCTCAACGCGCCGTCTCCTGGATTGGGCAGAGATGATCGTGGTCCATAAGGACAAGCGCCAGGAGGCCCCTTTCCGGGCTGCTGAGAGCACAATTTTCGCCAAGGTCTCGGCTGAGGATGAGCAAGCTATCAGGGGTTTCATGCAACGAGTCTTCTTCTCCCGGTAATTGCAGAGAAAACGGGGATTTTCAAAAAATCCCCTAAAGTTTCTAGCCCATTTGCCGATGAGTATTATGTAGGCCGGATGATCGGCCCCGGATCGCAGTCCGGAAGGGGGATTCCATGAGACGGATATTCGAAACAGGCCTAGAACGACTAGGTCGGATCATCGCTTCCCAGCACAATATCAAAGTGGTCTTCCAGGGAACTCGTTGCGAGACCGATGGGAAAACCATTTGGCTCCCATCCTGTGCTGATCTCAGCGAAGAACTCATGACTGAGATGCACGGCTACCTCGATCACGAAGTGGCCCACTGCCTTTACACTGACTTCCGCCAACTAGAAAAACTTGAGGAGAAGGGCCGTTCCCTTCATCAAAAGCTCCTCAACGCTGTCGAAGACAGTCGTATCGAGCGCGAGATCGTCAAGGTCTATCCTGGATGTGGTCTGAACCTCGATGTGATCAATAATAAATTCAAAGACGACAACGACTTAATGATCAAGTCTAAGGTCTGTCCTGTCTGTATGCAGGAGGTCCAAAGTCGACTCTCGTCTAAGCAAATGGGACTCCATCCCGACATAAAGGCCATTCTCAGGCCATGGGGGTCCAAGACCTGTGAGTTTCACGAAGAACTGAAACCCGTCCTCCCTTGGCCGGTGCGCCTGATCATGGCCATCCGCGATGTCATGGACCACCGTGACCCATGCCTCGACGAAGAAACTCAACCCTACTTCGATCTCGTCTCAGACGACGCTGATAGGCTCAATGACTGCGAAGACACCGAAAGCCTGCGCGTCTTGACCGGTGAGATGGTCAAGAAAATCGTCGAAGCCCTTCCCGAAGAAGAAAAGGAAGATAAGAGTGGTGAGAGCGAGAGTGGTGAGAGCGAGAGTGGTGAGAGCGAGAGTGGTGAGAGTGAGAGCGGTGAGAGGTCGCTAGGTGACCGTATGGCAGCGTCTGATGGCAGTGACGAAGAGTCAGAGGATGCCTGGCGCCAGGCCGAGACCTCTATCGACGAACGAATGGCACGTCAAGTCCAGGACGAAGCAAGCGACTCTGATCAGGTCAATCCAGATATCGCCCATGTTGCTGATGGACGCTCCTTGCACGTCCCGTTCTCGACTGCCTGGGACACTGAGACCGACCTAAGCGGGAAAGGCGACACAGCGGCCTATCGTGGGCTCCTGAGAGATGTTTCTCACGTAGTCAACCCGATCCGCCGGGAACTTGAGAAGGTACTTCTGGTTCAAGAAAACCGTCGTTGGGTGAGGGATCGTGAGCGTGGGTCGATCGACACGTCCAACCTCGCCCGATTGGCAACCGATAGGAACTTCCGCCGGCCATTCAAGTCTGCCACTAGAACTGAGACCAACAATGTCACAGTCGAGATGCTGGTCGACATGTCAGGGTCGATGAGAGGTAGGAAAATGCTGACTGCGAAAGCAGCTGTGATCGCCATGGCTGAGGCCCTGACTGCCTTAAAAATCCCCTTCGAAGTGACTGGCTGGCACACCACGCATTGCGGAGACCTCCGCAGAGCATCTCGCGGCCAAGAGAATGGTTTCAACCGGACCCAAGAAAGACAGGACTATTACATCTACAAGAATTTCGCTTCCAAGCAGCTGAACGGTATCGAGAAGCTCTTTGTCGGTCACAACAACTGTGATCCAGAGGCCGTGGCTTGGGCAGCTGACCGACTAAGCCAGCGTCGTGAGAAGCGCAGGATCCTGATCGTCTTTAGCGATGGTTTCCCGGCAGCAATCAGCGACGTTGAGATCATGCAGGTGGCTCTCAAGGCCAATGTGAAAAAGATTAGTAAATCTGAGATGGAAGTGGTCGGCATCGGTATCCTCAGCGACTCGGTCAAGCACTTCTACCCTGATCATGTGGTTATCAACAGGATTTCTGATCTCCCTGGTAGCGCCATGGGGAAACTTGCGAAGATCATTACTCGGAATGCGAAATAACATGCTTTTCTGAAAAAAGTCCTAAAGATTTTCGCCAGGAGTCCGATGAGTATTATGTAGGCCAGATGATCTACTCCCGTGTCGCAGCGGGCATAAACAAAGGGGATTCTCATGGAACGCAAAGGCTCACTCGTATGGTGGTCCATCCCGGACGACTTCGAAATCAACCAAGACGATTTGCAAACCGCTGGCTTCGGCCACGTAGCTCCTCGAAATGGCGCCAAGGCAGCCCTGATTAAGGCTGTCCAATCCGTTTCGAAAGAACTCCTGGCGAAGGTCGGCTTTGAAGAAGGCGACGTCCCTCGGACTCTCAAGGCTAAATATTTCAGGTACAAAGACTCCGAAGAGTGCAAAATCCTTGTCGTTCTTCCGGTGGTCGAAGATGGAAGTCTTACATTCAAGAACGTCTGTGACGTCACCTTGGACAAGGGCTCTGAGAGGATCTCATTTGACGGCTCTAAGAGGGACGAGAGCGCCGTTTCTCTTCTCCAGTACGGAGAGATCAGCGACAAGATAAAAGAGCGCTATAGGCACCAGCGCGACGTCCTCAACGGTCGTCAATTCGCCGAGGTGGTCAAGCGATCCGTCCTCCGGGACTGTAGGGCCATCTCCATGAGGCCGAGGTCCGGTGGCGTCTACTTCGTCGATAAGCGGTTTGAAGGAGGTCTGGAGCCTCTGAGAATGCTCTTCAAGACGAAACCCCTCGCCAGTCTAATGGTCGCCCCGGTTAGCGATGATCCAGCCTGGTCTGACGCTATCGAATTCGGTGCGGCCTACGAAGTCGAACGAGACCTGCAAGCCTTCCTCCGGGAGTTCCAGTCTGAGGTCAAGGGCGGGATGACCGAGCGGACCCTTAAGGGGAAGCTCAAGAAGGCTACTGAGATGCGTGAGCGCGTCGAAACTCATGCTCGCAACCTTAGGGCTCGCTCTGAGGGCTTCGCTGAGACCACTAACGCTTTGATGGAAGTCCTGGGCAAGGAACTCTCATCGGCTCGAAACAAGCTGGTCGAAGAATTCGATCTGGTCAAAGAGCTGTCTAAAATGGGAGTGCGTCTCTCTTTAGAACCAGAATCCCCGTCTGAACCCGAAAATCATGAGCTTGAGGGACTTTCTGCGGCCCCTGAGGACTCTGACCCTACTGAGATCGAAGTGCCTGAGGATGCCCCTGAGGATGCCCCTGAGGATGCCCCTGAGGATGCCTGCTTTGACTGGCTCATGTGAGTTGAATTTTAAAGGGGTCGATCTCGGCCCCTCGGGAGAGAGAATATGAACGACCAAACAACAGCTGCTCTGAAACGACTAACTAAGGGCGAGCCCATGACCGAGGCTGACCGGCAAGTGGTCCTGACCTATATGGACGACCTGGAAAAAATCGCCCAGGACCAGATTGCCAAGGCTGAGATCATCGAGTCGACTGCAACCTCTAAGGCAGTCATGAATCTTCTAAAGACAGTCCGCTATCTGCTCTGGTTCATCCGGGCCAGAACTGAAGACTTCTGGGAACCAGGCATTCAGAAACTTCTAGCCGAGCTGCAAAGCAAAATGCCAGACGGTTACTTCGACGGTCTCTCAGACAGAGGAGAGTGATCGTAAAATAGATAGAACCCTTAACGAAAGGATTAGGTAATGTCCGAGACAGCCAAGAAAACGAAGAGGAAAACGAAGAAAAAAACGACGAGGAAAACGCGGCGTAAAAGCTACCTAACCGATGAACGAGCGTCGGTAACGCTTAAGCTGGTTTCCGAGGTCCTGGGGCTTGGCCATAAGTCAGCCAAGGACCAACTCTCTCTCATCAGAGAGATCGTCAAGTGACCTTGCGAGGACTGACAAGAGATAAATTGCTGGCCTACTGCCGAGAACATGAGATCAGTGTCCCATCAAGTGCCAGTAAAGAACAGATAGAAGCCGCGATAGCGAGAGCCTATCTGCACCTGCAAGAGGCGAAGCCTGGCAAGTTTGGTTGCTTTGGATACTGGGATGGAGAGGACCAAAACTGTCACCGCTTTTGCAAATACCGTGAAGAGTGCCTTAAGTCGTCGGTCGGAATGTCGATGAAACAGTACAAGAGACATGAGAAAACTGTAGACCGACTGAGATTCGCGGAACCTATCCGCAAGAAAAGGCGCTGACTGAGAGAGGAATCCCGCTTGTCAGCACCTAGGCCCTGGGAGGACTGCGACCCTCCTGGGGCCGCCTTTTAAAGGTTGGCGGCTCCCTGAGAAGACGCTTACTGACCCACCTAACTCTTTCAGAGAACTCCCCACCATAAATTGAGAGGCATACGTCTTGAGTGTTGCCCTTTGATGGGACTCCATCTTTCAGGAAGTCCACACGACCAGTAATGATCCTTACCTGGGTCGGTGGGACGTGGGCGAAGTATCGAGTACTGATCACCACTGGCATCAAGACGACGATCTTAGCGCCTCTCCTGAACTCATACTGAGCCTTCTGTATCCAAGGCTTCAATGGGCTGAAGGGAGGATTGAGCCAGAGCCAGCCGTCTAAAAGATGCCAGTCTTGTTTAAGAGAGTCCTCTTCTGGTGAGAAGAATTTTTCGCACTTCTCAAGGCCAGGACTCGCAGCCAGATCCCAGGTGAACCTAAATTCCTTGTTCAGTCGATCAAAGAGCCAGTGAGGGGTTTCATAGTCATTACCGTGGACCGTTTTAAACTGCTTTTTCAATGTCGATCACCCTCTCGAACTGCGCTCTAAAATCCGACTGTTCACGGACGAACTGAGGATGCTGTTCTCCTGACCGATGGTAAAGGACCGATGAGACCCATTTGCCGTCCCTCTGATCTTTCATGAGGACCATGTCAGTGACCAGATAGCGCTGGCCGTGGCCCCTCATCACATACTCCCCGAAGATCGGCTCATCTTTTCTCGACATTCAACCCTCCGAGATGGAAGTTATCGGCTCTAAGATTCTGGCTCAGAATGTTATCCCGAGTAAAGGATACAAATTCTTTATTAATTTCGAAGGCCTATCAATTTCGACGTCGAAATTGGTGAGTTATGTGGTAGTTTCGACGTCGAAATTGAGTCAGGGAAGGTCATAGTAGTTTCGACGTCGAAATCAGTGAGTCGAGGAGAGTTTTAACAGTTTTAACGTCGAAATCGGGGTGGCAGGTAGCCAGATAGGGCATTTTTTGCCAATTTCGACGTCGAAATTGGGTATCGGGCCCCTTTCAGCGCTCGCGCAGCCTTATATATGTCTATTTATCTACCGATAATGGTAAGTAGAACAATTATTTTCATTTTTTTTAAAAAAACATTTCTTAATGATATTTGTATCTTATGTAAAAAAAGGCTCTAAAATGACCCAATTCCGTTTTATTTTTTCATTTTTGAAATCTAAAAAACGTAAAACTTCGTAGAAGTTTACTTCGCCGTTCGACGCGGCGAGTGGTCGGCCGAAGGCCGATGGACCGAAGGTCCACTTACGCCGTAATAAACGTCTATAGGCGTACCCGCCTTTCCTGGCATATTCTTGCCTTTCCTGGCATATCCTTGCCTTTCCTGGCATCCCTTGCCTTCTCTAGGCATGCTTGCCTTCTATAAGCTATGGCGCAAGCGCCATAGGATGACCATCGCTGCGCTCGGTCATAACCGTGGTAAACGTTTCTCGTATGTTGAATGTTGGTTGGTCTACGAACATTACCAGACTAGTTCTTCCCAACTGGTTCTGTTCACTGGGGCAGCCCCACAGGGCTGTATGCTTATGGTGGAATGGCTAAATATAGAGACATATAGAGGGCTATAGAGGGCTATAAATGAGAAAGCAGAGACTAGAGATCGAGATGCCAAATGGAACGATAGAGGCGTTCACAAATGACGAGACCGATAACTGGGAGGTCAAAGACGACCACCTTCTCTTTTACTGCGGGGTCATGGACGAGGACGACGAGGTCCACACCTTCCCAGTGGTCTCCAAGCGCAAGTGGTGCATCCCGAACAAGGACTATCGTCTCTTCGGTCATTTGATCGACCGAAGCTATGCCGAGGAGCACTACGGTTTCGCGGTCCCTCCCCATTGGAAGAACGTAGTATTGGCTACGAGGATGGAAGTTATGCGCGACACTTACTGGGAGGAAACTTCAGGTCGGAGATTGCGAGGTTAAATTTCGACGTCGAAACTGTGGAGATAAAATGTGGTTGACCTTGATCGGACCCCCGACCTGCAAACAGGTCGCAGCTGACCTGCTAGTCAAAGAAAGAGGCTACAAGATAATCGGTGAGCAGCTTTCCCATGACCCAAATTTCTATTCCCAGCTAGAAACCCTGAACCAACGTTTAAGGACAACATCGCATCCCAAGAAGCGATGACCAAAGCGGAGGTCATAAACCTCTTCTCTTTCTGGGACACGCATGAGGTCTTCGATAAAGCCCTTCATGAGATGGAAGAACTTAGCGACTACGAGTTCGATCTAATGGAGAGCACCTATCTCAACTACTGTCCGTTCGTTGAACCGCCGCACGCTTTCATCTACTGCAAGGCTCCGCCTATCTGGATTCAAAACAGAATGTCGTTTAAGAACGAGACTCCTAACGAGAACTTGATCAAGAGAGTTTCTAAGCACTACGAAGATTTTGTTGAGCGAGTCAGGATTCCGATCATAGATGTCGATGCGACTTTGCCATTCGATCAGATATGGGAGTTGCTTAGTTACGATGTCGATCAGATAAAGACAGCGGCAATGGCAACGCAGACTATGTGGACCAGAAGCGTTTTTAGAAATGGGAGATTGCCATGAACAAACCAATACCTCGGATTTTTTTAGAAGCAATTAAGAAAGAGCGTGACCGTTGCCTTTGCCTTATGGATGACCTTAACCGCATAGACCCAGTAAACGATAAGGCTGAGTTTCTTGAGGTCTGCGAATTAATCAGAGAGTCATTAGAAAAAATTGAGACGATAGTCCTAGAGTCGGGTAGGACAGATTTCAAAAGAGAACTAACACTTGTTTAGTCATTTGCATTCACACTCTGAGTTCTCTGTAGCTGATGGCTTGCATGCACCGAAGAAGTGGGCTCAAGCGATAGATGAAGCCGGGTTCAAGGCTCACGCACTAACTGACCACGGCACGATGAGTGGTTCGCTTCCTTTTTTCTACGCGATGAAAGATCGTGGCCTGACTCCGATCATCGGTTGCGAATTTTACTTCACTGATGATCCAACAAATAAAGAAGAGCGAAGATCGAATCACTTAGTTCTTTTGGCAAAGGACTACGACGGCTACCACAGTCTTTTGAAACTCCAGCAGCTAAGTAACAGCGAGGGTTTCTATTACAAGCCTCGCATCGGGATTGACTGGCTAAAGAAACACAACCACGGTCTGGTCTGTCTGACTGCATGTCTTGGCGGAGTTCTCTCGGCCGAGTGCTGGCGAGAATTCGAAGGCGAGAAAACTCTTGGCTTAGAAAAACGTTACGATCAGTTCAGAAATATTTTTGGCAAGGACTTCTATGTCGAGTTCCAAGGCCATGCTTCGGAAGACCAAGCAAAAGTTCAGATCCAATTCTACGAACGTCTTCGCAACCGCAAAGGTTTCCAACAGGTCATCACGAATGACTGTCACTATATTCATCCCGATCATGCCATGGTGCAGACTCTCTTAAAGAGAAATGCCTATGGCAAGTCAGAGTCAGCTGAGAGCTACACAGCATTTGACTCGCTCTTTTTGAAGACTCCAAAAGAAGTCTACGAGACTTTCACTGAGAACCATGAGTATCTACCGAAGCGGTTTGTCGTTGATGGGATGAAAGCGACGGAAGAGATCGTTGAGAAGTGCAGAGGTCTTGAGTTCCCGGATCGTCGCTACCTACCTTCCTTCCCAACCAAGAAGATGACCTCCTCAGAACTATTTAAGAGACTGACCACGAAGAGGCTAAAAGAGTTTCTAGCGGCTGGGAAAATTTATGCTGATCGCAGGACTTATATCGAGCGCTTTGCAAAAGAATACAAGGTTATCACAGAGCACAACCTCCAGGACTATTTCCTGATCGTCTGGGACATTTGCCGACACGCAAGATCAGAAGGTATTTACGTTGGACTGGGTCGAGGTAGTTCGGCTGGCTCGCTGATCTCATATCTTTTACAGATCGTTGCCATTGACCCGATCAGATACAAATTAATCTTCGAGAGATTTTTAAACGAGAACCGTTGCGTCAACGGTGAGCTTCCCGATATAGACCTCGACTTCGAATCGGAGAGGCGCGAAGAGATCAAGCAATATGTGGTGTCGAAGTATGGACAAGACTGCGTTTGCGAAATCGAAACCTACGGTCGACTCATGCTCAAGAGCGCGATCATCGACTTCGGAAAGTTGTTCGAGTTCTCGAATAGTGAGCTACTTGAGATCACGACGAACCTTGACTTGGCAAAGGGAGACGAGAAGGATCTTGAAGCAGCAATGGAAGCGAGTCCAAAACTTGCGTCTATGATGAACGGCAACCCTGAGTACCACCTTGCTGTCCAGGAGATCATCGGCCAGGTCAAGACTCAGTCAGTCCATCCAGCAGGTGTCATTATCTGTTCCGAGCCGATTGCGGATGTGACTCCTGTCAAAAGTCAGAAGAAAGATGGCGGACGAGTCACCGTCACTCAGGCTGAGGATAAATATGTCATTCGCCAGGGCATGGTGAAGATGGATTTCCTCGGTCTGAAAGAATACGACATAAACAAATTCATCATCGAGAACTCAGGCTGCAAGTTCACAGCTGAGAATTATGTCGAGAAGATCCAGGAGATCGCCTGGAACAAGCCCTGCAAAAAAGTCTGGAAGATGTTCCAGCAGGGCGAGACCGATGCAGTGTTCCAGTTTGCCAGCGGCGGCATGAAGCATCTTCTAAAAACCATGAAGGCGAGTTGCATAAACGATCTAATTGCAGCTGTGGCTCTCTACCGACCTGGCTGTCTTGAGAATGGCTGGCATGAAGCCTATTGCCGAAGGAAGCGCGGCGAGGAAGAGGTCGACTACATTCATCCGGACCTGGAAGAGGTCTTGGGTGGTACCTACGGGATCATCGTTTTTCAAGAGCAGTTCATGGAGGTGTTTCATAGGATCGGGAAAATCAAACTCTCTGATGCAGACACGATTCGATCGGCTCTGGGAAAGAAAGATGCGGAGAAGCTCCAGGGCTTTGAAAAGGAATTCCTCAAGGGTGCAGAGCAGACTCTTAAAGATCGAGGTAAGGCTGTTGATCTTTGGAACCAGATAAAAGCGGCATCGGGCTATTCTTTCAACCGCTCCCATTCTGCCGTCTACGCTCTTCTGGCATTCATCAGCCAGTACCTAAAGGTCAACTACCCGGCTTATTTTTGGGCAGCTGTTTTCGAATGGAACACGAAGAAGAACGATAGAGGCAAGCTCCTGATGAACTTGCAGGCTGCCAAGAAGATGGGGATCGTCCCACTGATGCCTGATCTGATGAAGTCCAAGGCGACATTCACAGTCAAGAAGGCAATCCCCTGGGAAAGGCATGAGACAGTCCCAGCTGAGATAGAGAGGCCAAGATGGTCTCTAGCTGGTATCTCAGGGCTTGGTCCTAAAGCAGCGGCTGAGATAGCCAGTAAGCAGCCTTTCACGAGCTTTAAGGACTTCTACTTCCGGATTCACAAAGGCAAGGTCAAATGGGACGCCATTTTGAAGATGGCCTATGCAGGAGCATTCGACTGCCTAGAGGACCGCAGGGCGATCATTACTTGGCTTTATAAGCAGAAAGAGGGCAAGCGCTGCCCCAAACTGACCGAGAGGGATCTCCTTCTAAAATTCCATGAGGTCATGGGGTTCTTCGAGCGACCGTTGTCTGAGATATATGAGGGCATCCGAGACTACGATGTCTCGACCGAGAATGAGCTGTCTGAGTTCAGCAACGGTGATCGAGGTATCTGTGTGGCAGGCATGGTCGCTGAGTACAGGACCATCCATTCCAAGAAGGGGAAAATGGGCAAGGCCAGGATCGTCGATGCGACTGGCTCGATCGAACTCAACTTCTTTTCAGATGAGTGGGCTTCCTACTGTGCTCGCGTCAAGAAGGGCAATGTCCTGGTCGTCACGGGAGAAAAATCTACCTGGGGAGGCAAGGAGAACCTTCTGAACGCCTATTCCGTCGAGATCATCTCCTCCTAAGCAGTTTCGACGTCGAAACTATCAGAAAAAAATACCCTAAAGTCGTTTTCCAGCGAACGTAAAACGTATAACTATGATGGAACCATTTTTGGAGGCATAAATGGTCAAGAAAGGTGCGTCCAGCGCCATTGGCAACCTCATCGTTAAGATCCAGGGCATAACCAAGAATGAGATCAGGGTCCAGATCAAGAAGGACCTATCTATCGGCGAGGATATCGACCATGAACTGCGTATGGCGGCATCCAAGTTCGGCTACTATGCGGTTCTTGCAGAGCATGCTGAATCCCGCTTTGAGGAGGCGGAACACTCCTACAAGCTATGGACTTCAAGGCAAGAGCGGGATCTGATCACCGAGAACGGGAAGGAATTTAAGACGGTCAAGGAGCTGGACCGCAAGCTGAGGATGATCCCGGCCTGGTCTCAGTGGCAATCGACGCTGGTCAAGTACCGGAAAGAGGCAAGGGTTCTGAAGCAGGTGGCAAAGTCGTTTGAGATGAGAAAGGATCTCATCCAATCAATATCCGCCAACAGGCGGGCTGAAAACCACGGTTAAGGAGGATCTCATGGGTGATGCAGCACTGGCTATCGACATTGACGAAGCAAGGGGAAAGAAGACAGTGAAGAAGGTCAAGACTGTCAAAAAGGCCAAGGCGAAAACGGCCAAAAAGACCACAACCGCCAAGACTGAGAGCAAAGAAGTGGCGATCACCACGAAGAAGAGCCATGTCCCGGGTATGGTTGAGGCTGAGAAGGCCAGAAACGATGCCAGAAAGGCCTATGCTGCCTTCCAGATGTCTTGGTTCGACTTCGCTAAGATCGTCGCTCACATCCACAATGAGGAACTCTGGGCGGCACTTGGCTTTGAGAACTTCAAAGAGTTCTGCGTGGAAGAGTTCAAAGACGTGGGCTACCAGACCCTCATCAAATTCGTCCACGTCGTGAATGACTGGGGCGAGTCGATCGAGACCAGGCTCTCCAAGGACTCTACCTATCTTCCTCCCTCTTACGAGACTTGCTACACCTTGACGGCTTCTCAGGACAAGCTCCCCAAAGGTGTCTCTCCGAAACTCCGGAAGAAGATCCTCGACGGAGCCGTGACGACCAGGGATATCAGGACTCAGGTTGCCGAAGCCAAGGGAGAGCCCAAGGGAGTAAGGTCAGATGCGGCAGAGGCACGCATTTTGAAGAACGTCGAGGACGCCAAGCCCCTGTCGATGAAGCTAGCTGATCCTAAGGGATTCGACGAGGCAGCAGAACTGATCCTGAGCAAGGTCGACTTCCTGATCGAGAACCTTCCTCTTCTCGGCGAGAACATCGGGACGATCTCTCCTGTCCTGGACAACCTTGCCACGAAACTCCAAGACACTCTCCTCCCGAAGGTCGATGACTTTCTCAATGCTGTCGCTGACAAGATCGAAGATGCAGACGAAGACGAAGAACTTGACGAAGAGGTTTAATCTATGAAGAAGCAATTTAAAAGGGCCGGTGCAGAGGTTAAGGGTAAAACCGTGCATAAGTCTAAAACGGTTGGCGTAAAAAAGAAGGTCTCAAGTAGCAAGGAATCTCTGGTCCGTAAAAAGAAGATCCCGACCTCAGCTAAATCTGGCGGTCGGTCTTCCTTGCTCGATCGTCTCAAGAAGAAAGCCGTCGAGACACAGAGGCGGAAAGAAGAGCGGGAAGAATCCAAGTTCTCACGGGTCAATTTTTTCAAGCCGCAACGTGGCAAAAGCACTTTGAGGATTCTCCCGCACTGGGCGGACCCAGATGACAGTTTTTTCTTTGTCCCTAAGGCTGTCCATGATCTTCCCATGAACAAGAACAATGGTAGTGGGGTCTTCAACGCGCCAATGAAGTACCAGGCGATTGACTTCCACAACCCGGAGGCGGAGACAGACATTTCGAAATGTCCCGCTTGCATGATGAGAAAAAGGGCTCTGAGGGCTTACGACAAGGCGGACGGCAAGAAACAGAAAATTGTCCTTAAGAGGATCGCCGATGATCTTCGAGTAACGGAGCGCTATCTCTACAACGTCATTGATTACGATGATGACTCCCCGGCTATTAAAGTCTGGGCGACTCCCCGTTCCGTTCACGAGGTTGTCATGGGTTACGTTCCCGATCTCGATAGTGAGTTCTGGGACCTAAAGAACGGTCGTGACTGGCGACTAACCAAGAAGGTTGACCCCAAGCGAGGTGCATTCGGTGTCTCTTATACGATCCTCCCGGGAATCAATGAGACTGCTGTTGCCCGTGATCTTCGTGAGTCCATGAAAGAAGACATGGCCGATCTTGATGCGGTTTGGGAGGAGAATGGCCTCGAAGAAATGAAAAAGTCTCTGAAGTTGATCAAGCTCCCCGGCTCGAAAGCTGCCGACGAGGAAGAAGACGAAGAGATCGAAGACGAAGAGATCGAGGACGAAGAGATCGAGGACGAGGAAGAAGCTGAGGAGGAAGCTGAGGAAGAAGAAGCTGAGGAAGAAGAAGCTGAGGAAGAAGAAGCTGAGGAAGAAGAAGCTGAGGAAGAAGAAGCTGAGGAAGAAGAAGCTGACGTTGAATTTGAAGACGATGAACTCGAAGAAGAACTTGCTGGTTTAGGGGTTGGATGATGGCAGAGCCCGATCGTATCAACGTCTCCCTTGGTATGAAATTGCCAGGGCCAGTGGACTTCTCTTCGGTCAATTTCAGTGTCTCTTATTCTTCTGACCTGAAAGAGGGCGAGAGCCAAGTAAAGGCTTTTAAACGTGTGCGTAGTTTTGTCGAAACAAAGGTTGAGGAACTAACAAATGACTACGGGAACCTTCAAGCGCCAGGGGACGAAGAAGAGTACGAAGAAGACGGCGAAGAAGGTGAGTGCGAAGAAGACGAAGGTTGAGCCCGACGACTCTGAACTCGACGATTCTGTTTTTGAAGAATTGTGTGCTGGCTCTGAAGACTTTTTTGTACCGAACGAAGAGAACAATGGCCGTGTGACTGCGCAGTCATTCATCCCAATGCACGAAGAGCTTCTCCCAGTTTTGACTCCGAAAGGTCTTCCCTCAGGTCATGTGATCCATGCAGCTGGGGAGAGCGATTCTGGTAAATGCTTAAGCCGGGGTACGCCAGTTATTATGGCTGACGGCCTGATCAAGAAGGTTGAAGACGTTGTTGAGGGTGATCTTTTAATGGGGCCAGACGGTCTGCCAAGACGGGTTATTAAGCTAGGCCGTGGTCGCGAAAAAATGTACGACGTTCTTCCGAATTATGGTGAAAAGTGGGGCTGTAATGAGTCACATATTTTATCCCTTAAGTACAAGGGTTTTCGAGAGAATAGGTTTAAGCGAGACGAGATCGTTAATATCTCTGTCAAAGACTACCTTGAATTGTCGTTTACAGATCAAAAGAACTTAAAACTTTGGCGAACAGGCGTGGAGTTTGAGGGCAATGATCTTCCGTTTGATCCACGTTGGGTGGGAATGTGGCTCGGTGATGGCACCATAAATTTAACTATCATTTCAAACCCTGATCAAGAGCTTGAGGCTTATTTTGAAGACTTTGCTGATCGCAATGATCTTCGTTATCGAAAGAGGGAAAACGGCGAAAAATGTCCATCGCATATTTTTTCAACCCCTCGTGGGCAACCGAACCATTTGCTGACATGGGTCAGAGAGAATCTCGTCATTAACGGTGAGAAGAGGATTCCGCATGAGTATAAAACGGCGAGTCGTCGGTGTCGCTTGCTGTTGCTTGCCGGGCTTCTAGATACAGACGGGTTTCAAGATGGTTCTGGTTTTGAGATTGCAACCAAATACGTTGGGCTTCGTGATGATATTTTATTCCTCGCGAGATCTCTTGGTCTAAGAGCGACTTATGCTGAAAAGACAGTTCGATTAAGAAGCTATGATTTTGAAGGTGTCTATCATCGTATTTATATCAGTGGTGATTGTGATGAAGTCCCAACCCTGATTGCAAGAAAACAGGCTCCTAAAAGAAGAGATCCAAGAGATCATTTAGTCACTGGTTTTGAATTAATCGACAAGGGCGAAGGCGATTATTACGGTTTCACTCTTGACGGATCGGATCGACTTTTTCTCTTGGGCGACTTTACAGTAACCCATAACACCACACTTGTTGTCGATGTCATGTGCCGCGTCCAAGAGATGGGTGGCCTGGCTCTTTACGGACTCACAGAGATCAAGTTCGATATCGATCGAGCCAAGCTGATGGGGTTCAATAGGGACAAGGCAGTTTTTTATAAGCCACCTTCCCTTGAGAAACTTTTCGAGCTTGGCATTAAGAGGATCGAGAAGTTCAGGGTCAAGTATCCGTCTCGTCCTATCGTCTGGGTTTGGGATTCTATCTCAGCGACCCCTTCCGAGTACGAGTTGGACGATGAGACGAAGAACCACAATATGAAGACAGCAAATGCGATCACGGGTTGCATCCGCCGCAGCCGACATTTCATTGATCGCGAGCAGGTCTGTTTTCTGATGATCAACCGGGTCTACACGAAGCAGACCAAGTCACCATGGGAAAAACAGACAGCTACTTATGGTGGTAAGGCTCCTAAGGGATTCTCTTCTATCGAGCTTCAGTTCGCACGGACCAAGAGTTTGTCTCTTAAACGTAAGATAGAGGGCAAGGATAAGAAGATTCCATTGGGGATACAAACAAAGATCGAGAACACAAAGAACCACCTCTACGAACCTTTCCATTCTGTCGAAGTGAAGATCGACAAATACGGTTTCGTCGTCGGTGGGAGGAAGCCAACCTTATGACGCCAAAAGAATATATGAAGGACCTGCGTCGGTCTTTGAGTCTGAAAGATGTCCTAACAGAGAAGCAGGTGCTCCAAAGCGAAGAGTTTCTCGACCATGGTTTCGAGTTCATCGGAAAGCGGTTGGAGGAAAACTATGATGACATGGGGCCAGAGGCTACCAAGATTGCCAATCGCCTCAGCTCATTCCTTTTCGTTTTGCTCGAACACTCTTTTAATCCGAGCATGGTCTTGAAAATGGAGAAGGTATTTGAGCGGGAAAGTTGAAGCAACTGTCGAGGTCTCTGTCTCAGTCGATATACCTTGGCTCCAAAAATTTGTAGTGAGCGAAGACGTCCCATACGCGAGACTCGGGAGTAACGAACCCTTCGAGATGCTTGCAGAACGTATCCGTGCGGAAATCAAGGAAATGGAGTTAGATGCCAATTGATTTACTATATTCTGATCTCCACTTGCGAAACGATCGACTTGACGTTGCATCAAAAGTCCTCGACGGGATCTTCAAGATTGGGGAGCGTGCCGGTGTCCTGGAGTCGGGAGGCGCTTTCCTTAATGGAGGAGACACCTTCCACGTCCGAGGGATGATCCCGACTTCGGCTATGGATCTTCTCTACAAGAAGCGAAGGGAGTGGAAGAAACGCGGCGTGCTCACTCATGTCGATAACATCGGCAATCATGACCAGGAAGATCGAGAAGGTGAGATTCATCCAATGATGGTCTTCGAAGAACTTGGAGACGGTTGGATTGTAGCTGACAAGCCCCTCTACCTGAAGTCTCTCCACTACTACGTCATTCCCTATTGCACGCATCTTTCGAGGCTCTTGAAGGGTATCCCTACCGAGTTGAGGAAGGGTCTTGTAGCTCTGGTCCATACGGGAGTGAAGGGAGCCTATCTCAACAACCAAAGGCGCGATGATTTCAGCCTTGAGGTCGACGCATTTGACGGATTCAAGCGTGTGTTCTCCGGTCACTATCATAAGCACCATTCTCTCAACGACCGGTTTACCTATATTGGCAGTCCGAATCAGCACACGGCGGCAGAGAGAGACCAAGCCAAAGGTGTGGTCATATATGATCGCGACTCAGACGTGTTCTCCCATTATCCCATCGGCGGGACACCGAGCTTCCATGAAGCAAAGGTGTGGTGGGAAGATGACGAGATACAATTCTCTCGGCCGAAGAGAATCTCGCCAGGGGACACAGTCCTCGTCCACGTAAACGGGACGTCAGATCAGGTGCGTTCTTTTAAGTCGAAATCGCTCGGTCTGGAATGCCATGTAAAGATTTCCAGGCACACAAAAGACGTTACGCAATCGCGTTTGAATGTTGATTCTGAGGATGACAAGGTATCGCTTCTCAAGTCCTATGTTGATTACATGGACCCTGGACTTGATACGAAGAGATTATTCTCAATAGGTAGAAAGTTTCTGGAGGCGTAGATGCCACTCTATGACACGATTTGTTCGAATTGCGCGAACCTGGATCAAAATATTATTTCACTCTCAGATATTGAGAATGACGAGTCAGCGACATGTGAGATCAAGGGAGTCCCCATCCCAGTCTTCACAAAATGGCGAAGCGATTGTTTAGAGTGTGGCGTTGAGAACGTAGTATTTAGATTGCAGGTCCCATTAAAAGCGCCATCGTTGCACGTTGACGCTCGCAACTATGACGCTCAGATGTCGAAGATGCACAGGTCACTCGACCAGAGATTCGTTAAGAGCGGAGAAATGGATCAGGTCAGACATGAGCACGGGAAAGCTTTTGACGATTCTCTTCTAGCTGGATCAACGAAACGGATCAGAGATGCGGGCTACAATAAGTAAAAGAATTAAGAGTTGGGCTCATAGCCAGGTCATATATCAGATGACCGACATGAGTGACGTGACCCCAGAGCACCGGATTGGGAAGGGTGGAATATTTCTGAATAGCGTTGCAGGTACGATCCGCTTCATCCCTCGCAGAGAGGCTGATCTCAATCAATTCCGCGACACGTTTCTAAATAGGTTTCATGTTCTCTCACAGATGTGGGAAAGAGGTGTTTCGAAAGACGCCGAGTTTTTCCAACTGTACGAAGATATCCGCAAGTTCAAGTGGAAGAAGTCGAGAATAAAATACAAGGCTAACCTTCACACTAGGATCAGGTCGAAATTTGAAGGCTGAACTAATCGAACTCAAAAATTTCATGAGTTACAGCTATGCGAAGATCGACGACTTCACACCAGGCTTAACGCTCATCGACGGCCCTAATGGGTCAGGCAAGAGCAATCTTTGGGACGGACCAAGTTGGGCTATCTTCGGCGAAACAGTGAGAGGTGCGAAGCATGACGAAGTTATCAACTGGAGTGCGGGCAAAGATTGCCTTTCTAGGTTTCGTTTTTCTTGTCTCGGTGATGTTTACGACGTGCGCCGTTATCGTAAGTGTGATGAGACTGACGATCATGGAAGAAAATTTGGTGATCGACTTATCGTTGAACTGTACCGAGGCGGTTCTTCTCGGAAGGAAACAATCGAGAAGGCGTCGGTTGCTGAGACGCAGGCCTGGCTTCTGGACAGAATTAAGATCGATTGGCAATTATATGGATCGACAGTCGTCTTCGATCAAGGAGAGCTATTCAACTTCGCAGCTGCCACAGACAAGAAACAAAAAGAGCTTCTCTCCAAAGTCAGGCGCATCAATTTCGAGAATAGTCTAAAAAGAGTCCGCAAGGCTGTCTCTACTATCCAAGACAAAACAGACGATCTCAATAGAGAGAAGGCTCTAAAGCAGGCTTACCTAGAAGATGACAGGACTGTTGAGTTCAAGAGGATGTCGAAGGAATTCGAACAGAGTAAGGCCGACGACCTGGCAGGAGTCCAGGAGAAAATCGAGTCACTTGAAAGTCAGATTGGACCAGATGAAGACTCTCAAGATGAACTTAAAAGACTCAGAGAAGATCAGTCGAAGCTAAAGCAGTCGGATGAATCTTGTTCTCTCAAGATCACGAAGATCCGTGGCAAGGTCTTGGCAGAGAAGTCGAAAATTGAGGAGTTGGATGAGGCTATAGAGCGTATGGCTGGCATTGGAGAAGGCGATTGTCCTCATTGCAATCAGCCAGTCTCAGAGGCTCATATCGAATCAGTTATCAAGCAAGGTGAGTCGAAAAAGGAAGAGCACGAAAAGTCCATGGCTGATCTGAGACTGAGGTACACGAAGATAACAGCCATGAAAAACAAGTTTCAGGCTCAATCCGAAGGGATCACCAAAAAGATCGAAGAAGCGAAAGAGCGCCAACGAGAGCGTGCACTCATCCAGTCAAAGATATCGGGTCTCGAAGAGAATCTTAAAGAGATCAAAGACAGAGAGAATCCATTCGTTGAGAAGATCAAGAAGTATGCCCGTAAGAAAAAAGAAGTCCTTAAGCAGCTAGAAGAGATCGACGGGAAGATAGAAAAACTCGCCGATCTTGAGCCCTATCTTCTCTTCTGGGAGAAGGCCTACAGTGACAAGGGCATCAAGTCTTTCCTTTTCGACTCGATGTGCGGGACTCTGACCAACAAGTCGAATCAGTTCGTCAATATTCTCAGCACTGGTGAGTTCACGATTTCATTCGATACTCAGACGAGACTAAAAAGCGGAGACCTCAGAGAGAAGTTCGAGTGCATCATTCATGTCGGAGACCGCAAAGTCCCATTCAAGATGTATTCGGGCGGTGAGAAGACGATGATCAGTCTCTCGATCGACATGGCACTAGCCAGGCTGATGAACGACTACTACGGATCGTTCTTCAACTTCCTGGTTATGGACGAGCAGGACCAGTATCTCGACAACCGAGGCCGTTCTGCATATCTCGATCTGCTAAAGGAACTGTCAAAAGAGCAGAAGGTTTTTGTTGTGGCTCATGACGACAAATTCAAATCTGAGTTCGACGACGTAGTATCAGTTAGAAAGAGGGACGGAGTTTCTTTAGTTGGCTAAGAAGAAGAGACAGAAGGAAAAAACATTCCTCACTGAGTTGAGGCATTCCTTCGAAGAGCTTGGATGCTTCTGGTATAAGATTACCGACTCTCCTGTGTCGGCATTGTTAGGGAGCCGTTTTGAGTCAGCAAAGCCATTCGATGCAATTCTGGTCTACGAGGGCATACCAATCGCAGTCGAAGCGAAGTCACTCAAAGACTACCAGGCGTTTGGCTTGCGGCACCTGCGACCGAGTCAAGTCAAGGGTCTTGAAGACTTTGAGGCTGCTGGAGGACGGAGTCTTGTACTTGTCAATATTAGGCGTGCTGCTAGTCGGGCTAGTGGTGTCAAAAGACTGAACCAGCTGATGGCTTTCCATTGGCCTGAGTTGCGAGACAGGGGAGAGTCCTTTAAGAAGGGCGAGATGATAGAGAGAAGGCAATGGACGGGCACGAAAAAGAGGTTCCCAGTAGGAGAGATCCTGGCCTTGGTCTCGGAGTCGGTGATATCGGACCAGAGATCAATTCGGTTCTACTAGCGACTTCCGACTCTCTAATGACACAACAGGTCAGCTATGCCATATGGGCCAGCATTGCTTCTCAGACCAAGGCATTCGATCTGGTCAGGTTAAAGATCAATCCGACGGGCAATCGGATTTTCGTATCAATAGGCTTGC